ATTATAGGTTGTGGAATAATATTAAATGGTATTCCAAGATTATTACCAATGGTTTTAGACAATAAAGGAAGATGGATAAAAAAGCTGGTATAAAGAAGAAATGTTGTGGAAAGTATGCTTTAAAAGGCCATAGAGCAACGGAGAGTGCCTTAGATAAACAAGTGGGTGGTAGCCACTATAAAAACTTTAAAATACAACCTATTGAATTTATTACAGCAAATAAGCTTAGCTTTATACAAGCATCAATAATTAAGTATATCTGTCGTTTTGATAAAAAAAATGGTAATGAGGATATAGATAAGGCAATACACTATTGCGAATTATTAAAGGAGTTAAAATAATGTGGTTCACACTAGGAAAGTTAGCACTTAAAACAGGTGCAGAAATATATAAGAATAAAAAGAAAGCCAAGCTTTTAGAAAGTGAAGCAGAAGTTAAACATTTAGAAAGAGCAGTAGCTGGAGAAGTTGAATTACAAAAAATAGTACATAAAAGACAAGAGTCAGATTTTAAGGACGAATTTTGTTTAATTTTACTAAGTTTGCCTTTGTTGATTTTGGCATATTCTGTATTCTTTGGCGACCAAGCTTTACAAGAACGAGTAGATTATTTCTTTTTAAAGTTTGAAAATTTGCCTTTTTGGTATCAAGGATTAGTTATTGGTGCTTTTAGTACAATACTTGGTATTCGTGGTGTATCAGCAATAAAAAAAAAATAATTTAACTTAATCTTAAATACCTATATTGTGAAGTATGAAGAACGATATAGATTATGTGATTACTGAATTAAGTATAGATTTAACAACTGATAATAATAATATTGGTCGAGCATCATTTATATTTATAGATCAAACTCCCCACTTTCCTAAAGTACACAAAATGTTAAATCAGATTGACGAAAGACCTGATGCTTATGTTAATACTTATAGCATAAGCACCATTGAAATTGATGAGACAACAGATTTACGTGGTCTTGAATTTACTAAGCACTAAGCAATAGATAAAAATAAAATACCATTGCTAAACCTACAACTATATAAGCAATAGTCTTAGCTATAATACTTCCCCAATTAATTTTATCTTCCTTAAACTTTTGGTAGTGACCATTATTGTCTAAGTATAGTTTTGTCATTTACTCTCCTTTGCAACAAACGACAGTTCTCTCTTTAATTCACTTTGTAATAAAGATATTTCTGTCATTTTATTTTGATATGAAGTTTTGGCTTGATGATATTTTACATCATAATCAACTAGCGTTTTCTTCATATTGATATAATCAGGGTCTAAAAGAATATCTGCTTTTAGTTGTTCCTGAGTCTTCTTCTCGGCACTCTGTTTGTATTGTTTGTAGAGTCTAGCGTGAAGTTCTTTTACCTCTGTTTCAGTTTCAAGATATAGTTTATATAAAGTGTTTTCGGCAGTAGATAATTCTCTAAGTTCTTTCATTAAAGTTCTACTATCTACTTTTAAATAATCTTCGTTCATATTCTCCTATCCAAAGTCATATAAGTCTTTGATAAGTTCTGCATCATCAGCGACCTTATCTCTTAACTTTTTATTTTCTTCTTCTAAACGATTTAACCTTGTTCTTAATTGACCATTGATCGTCTTATGACTTTTATCTATCATTTGGAGACGTTCAATAGTGTTTGATTGTTGTTCAAGATGCTCTTTTAACATTTTATTGTTTTTTGTGAGCATCTTAACTTCCATTTCTAAGTCTGCTATTTTTACTTCCAAGTCTAATTCTCCTCTAAATTTTCTTTCCATAGATTAAAATGGAATTTCATCATCAAGGTCAGACAACTCAGCAGTAGTAGCATGGTCGGGTGCTGGTGGTTGTGCTTGTGTCATGGGTTGTTGAGTATATCTAGGAACAGACTCTCCTATCGGTTTCATTCCGTCAATGGTTCTAGGCTTATAAGGTTTAATCATAACTAAACAAAATATCTGTTCTTGGTCGCTATCAGAATATTTAGACGGGTTATTAGCTGTCTGTTCTTTAGACATATATTTTAACTCATAACCAGCTTTATGATATTTTTGAACCTCAGGTGTATTAAACCAATCATTAACTTGTGATAAGCTATATTTTCTTTTTGTTAAGCTACAAATAAATTTCTGCTTACTTGCTACTGCACTATATTCATAACTTGGTGATTTTTTACCTGTTGGGTAAAGCTTTAAGCTTAAACCACAAAAAGGCATATCGTATTTATTTTTATTATACATTATCGTTTCCTTTTAGTTTGCGTTTGTTTTAGTTTTCTCATTTGCTCATTAAAAAGCAGTTCTGATTTATGACAATGCAATAAACCAAGAAAAGCTTTCATATGATCTTTTTTGTAAAGTATTTGCCTAGCTTCAAAAGGTTCATTTGTTTTAGGCAATCTTAACATATACATTTTATTTATTTTCTTACCTGTTTGCTCTTCATAAGCCAAACGATACCCGTGTAATTGGTGGACGTGACTTATAAATAAAGCTTTAGATGTTTTAATATCTATTAGCCATAAATTATTCTCTTTATCACTTGCTACCAAGTCTAAAGTTCCACAATATCCTCTAGGAGAATATAATATCTTTTCAGACTCAATTACTTTTAGCTTATTCTTTCTCCAAAACTTTTGAAACTCCATAAAGCAATTAGCAACTATTGGATTTTCAGGTTTTGTTATTTTTTCACCTTTAAGCCATTTTTCAGCAAGTTTATGTACAATAGAACCAATGCTTAAAACATTATCATTTTGTTTTTTAGCATTAGATTTTGCATTTAAAACAATATTGTCAATTTTATCTAATGGAATATCCTGTTTTTCCATTTCTTTTTTAATGTAACTAACAAGATTGTTTATCTTCCAATTCTCTAGTGTTGGACTTGCTAATTTTTTTAAGATTGTACTCATACCAACTACATATTCGTTATTATGAATATAAACGTGCTTATCTTCATCAAAAGTAATTGTATGGCCATTTTCTAACTTAACTGTTTTAGTCATTAAAACTCCTCTCCTATTAAATACCAAATTTTATAAAATCTTTTATTTTTTTTATCGTACTCAATTTTATATAACCATCTTCTCATTATCCTCTCCCATTCATATATATTTTCTTATCTAAAGCATCAAGTGGTCTAAAGAAGTAAGACCAATCGGTGTTAGTAGCTTCACAGAATATTTTAAGCTTTGATAGTGGTATAGCATTTTGTGATTTTTCATATTTCTGTATTTGCTGAAAAGTCACTTTACACATTTTTGCTATTTTAGTTTGAGTATATCCTAACTCAATTCTTCTTTGTCTTAATCTAATCCCTATATATTCATAGAACTTAGACTCTTGTTCTTTTTGACTAGCACCATTCATAGTAGCTAGACAAGCCCGTAATCTTTGTTTGATTACGCTTATGTTTCTTACTTGACTATCGGTTATCATTTTTTCTCCTTTTATAAAAACTCCACTCTTGCTTTTTTTCTTCTGACAACAAATCAAATCTTTGTTGCCAACACTTCCTACAATACATTCCCTGATTTAGTGGAGTCATACCAAACCAAGCTAATTTATTGTGGTCTTTCATACACCCATTGCACATCATGGCAATAGATTGAGGTTTAGGTCTTATAGAATTAATTAACGACACTATGGCCACGTCCTTTAACGCAATTTCTATAAATTTTTGGATAATTATATTCAAGCTTATCAGATAACCATAATGTACTTGCTCTCCACCATACATTATAAACGGCTTTACCTGTTTCAACTAAACTGTTTGTGTTTTCTTTTGCCAAACTTTTACAATGTTTTAAATCATTAGTTATTTCTTTTGCTTTTGTTTCATTAAAAGTTCCGCTTCGACCAGCAGTATCTACTATCGGCTTATAAGTGGCACACCCTTGAAGTAGAGTCAAAGATAGCACTATAACAATCATCATTTTCATTTCATTTCTCCCTATTTACTTAACTTGTTTTCATCATATTTATTCGCTGTCTATGCAACTGGTTCATATATATGTCGAGTTGAGTAGGTTCTATCTTCCTATTCTTCTCCTGATGTACCTTTATTGCTTTGACTAACGACTTGAAAGTTTTTACTTCTTTCAATTTTTTTTCCGTCATTTTTGCCCTTTACATTAACTTGATGCTTTTGCTTCAAGTATTCTTCAACGTGAGTTCCGTATAAATTCACGTTAGAATCTTCTTTACCTATATCAAAAATAAAAGTTTCTTTGGTATTAAAAACTCTACCAAACTTTTTAGATAACTCTTTTGATACTGATGAACCTTTAGGTATTTTCATTATGCTTTCTCCCTGTTCATTTTTTCTCTTGGTGTTAATTGAAGTTTCCAATTTTTTATAGCTGTTTGAAACTTTAATTTTTCAGCTTCTATTTGGTCTTTATAATCAGACCAAATTCTAGTTAATAATTCTAATGTGATGTCGTCTTTGTTAGTTGGTAAAGTCATAGAAACTTGCATACCACTAAATCTAATAGATGGTTTAGTAACTTTTTCTTTAAGTTCGTGTAATTTTAAAACCTCAGGTATTGCTTTAATTTCTAAATATTTTTCAAAACAAGTAATATGTTCATCACCTAATACAAAAGGTCTAACTGATTTACCATAAGAAATCATACTTTTCATTCTATAATCGCTAAGAAAATCAGAATATTTAATTTGTATATCTTTAGGTGTGTTATGTATTTCAGCTTTTAAATTATTATAATTGTTAGCTTGTTGTATTACTTTGTCTAAATCAACACCTGTTGGTTTTTCTTTTGGTAATTGTTTTAATATTGGATTTAAAACTTTTTCTATATATGCAACTTTAGACTCAGGCGATCTTTCCCAAGATAAATACCTTGCACCAAAACAAACACCATTTCTACCACCCCAACCTAAATGAAACCCGTGATCTGCTAAAATATTTTTTCTACCATTCATATCAACTTGTTCCCAAAACATATCACAAATACCACATTTTGCTTTATCTTCTAATTGAGCTTTTTTATATAATTTTTCTTGATATTGCTTTTTGTAATCGTCACACTCATCATTAGGTCTTTTACCTAATTTAACTTTACCTTTTCTTTCTAATAATAATTTGTAATCGTTTTTGATATTTGGAAAATCTTTATCTAAATTACTAAGGTCATCTTTTGACAAATAATGACCATAAAAAGAGTTAGTTTCTATTGAAGTATAATTTGCTGGAAATGGTTCTTTAATTTCTTTTTGTTCTTTGTAAGACCATCTCTTTATGTAAGTAGTTTTTTTAGTTAAACCCTTAAACATTTGATTTAATTTTTTGTATTCTGAATTATAGATATTTTCATAACCCATAATTTTATTAAAAAACTCATAATCTTTTGTAAGAGAGTTTTTTATATCTGAATATGTTTTTTCTTTTAACATACGAAAAACTTATTAAAATAAGTTGTATTTGTAAATAGCTAATTTATCGCATAAAACCTAGCTTTTTTGACCTTATCTACACCTAATTAGCGAAATTTATAATATTTACTATTGCAAACCAAATCAAAATAACTATAAATCGAATCAGGGTGAGAAGATAATTGTTAATATCCTTTTGTTATGTTATATAAATCGTAAGACAATCATTTTCTCTCGGTGGGTTGGTTAATGAAAATCTCCCTAAGATTTACGTAAAATTGCCAACCTACCACCCTTTAAAAATAGGAGAGAAATATGCAGTTAAAATTAGACTACGAAGCTTACCAAAGAAATAGCGATACAAGTAAAAAAGCTTATTATGCCAAAAAAGATAAGCTGACACTAAAAGAACAAATTTACGACTTATTATCTAACAATCCATTAGCGAACCACCAAATAGCTGATACTATGGAAATACCATTAAGTTCAGTTTGTGCTAGGATAAGAGAATTACAAATTGATGATAAGATTGAGGACTCAGGAAAAACAACAAAAAGTAAATATGGGAGAGATTGCGTAGTATGGAAAAGAAAAAAAAATTAAGAGTTTTAAGTTTAGGTGCTGGAGTTCAATCTACTACTGTTGCACTTATGATAGAAAAGGGAGAAATACCAAAAGTTGATTGTGCTATCTTCGCAGATGTGAAAGCAGAACCACAGGAAGTATATAAACATCTTAATTGGTTAAAAACTCAATTATCTTATCCTTTATATGTTGTGTCTTGGAGAAATTTAAAAAAAGATATTTTAGATGCTAGTAAAGGTAAATATAAAGGTTTTACTGCACCATTTTTTACAAAAAATACATCTAACAATGAAAAAGGTATGTTGCGTAGACAATGCACAGCAGATTATAAAATAAAACCAGTAATTAAAAAAATAAGAGAATTATTAGGTTATAAAAAAGGAGATAGAGTTCAAAAAGATACTAAAGTTGAATTATTAATGGGAATTTCTATTGATGAAGTACAAAGAATGAAAACTAATAGAATGAAATATATAGAAAATCAATATCCTTTAATTGATAAATATATTTCAAGAAAAGATTGTTTAAATTGGATAGAAAAAAACAATTATCCAACACCACCTAGATCAGCTTGTACTTTTTGTCCATTTCATTCTAATTTAGAATGGCACAGAATTAAAACTGACAATCCTAAAGAATGGGAAGAAGTAATAAAATTAGATAAAGCTATTAGAACACAGGAGAGATTTAAAAAGAAAAATAAAGGTTCAGCTACTTTAAAAGATGAATTATATTTACATAGGTCTTGCAAACCTATTGATGAGATCAATTTTTTAAACGAAAATGAAAATCAATTAAATTTATTTATTAATGAGTGTGAGGGCTATTGTGGAATTTAATATAGATCAAAATAAAGCCAATCAATTAAAAGATAAAATAACACAATTAGAAGAATTTGATTTTACTAAAGATGAAAAAAAATTAATGTTTAAAATGATTGGTTTTGATTTATTTACAGTTTCCGAATTAAAATGTATTGGAATATTATTATTAGTGAGAGAACTATATGAAAAACAAAACTAAAGCAGAAAAAGAACGTCTTGAAATAATTGGTAATATGCCGTGTTATGCTTGTTATCAAGATGGTAGAGAAGTAAATGCGGAAGTACATCACATCAGAAAGCATACAGGAATGGGTCTAAGACCCTCACATTTTGACACAATACCTCTTTGCTATGAACACCACCGCACAGGAAAAATATCGGTGCATTTAGGCAAGAAAGCATTTGTTGAGAGATATGGAACAGAACAAGAAATATTAGAAAAAACAAATAGGGAGATAGAGAAATGTCGAGAAGAAGCGGATATTTTGTAGTTTATCGGGATATATTTAGACACCCCGTATTTGCTAACATATTACAAGCATCATTATGGATTTATATGATTAGTTCAGCATCACACCAAGATAAGACTCTTAGGTTTATGGATACCCCTATATTTGTTCGTAGAGGAGAAATGATTATGCCTTTACGGGTAACAGCTAAAAGATTTAAGATGACATATAGCGAAATGCGAAGCTTCATACTACGTCTAGTACGTAGGAAGATGATAACCACTAGGACAAACCACTTACAACCCACTAGCAACCACAAGAACAGAAAAGTAACGCTAATAAGCATTATAAATTACGATAAATTTCAGTATGTGGATAGCCAACAACCACTTACAGACCACTTATCGCAACAAGTACTAATAAACAATACTAATAAACATAATCTAAATACTGTATCTAAAAATAAGTCTAGCAAAGACCTTAAATATACAGGAGATAAATTTGGTAATTATGTTCAAATTGTGGTTGATGGAAAAAAGAAATGGAAACACGCATTTTTAGATAATATGCCATTGAAAGACAAAATATGAGATCAATATTAAGAATCTTTAAATATGCTCGAAAAAGGATTATAAGTCTAGCATTGGAAAACCAAAGATTAAAATTACAAATTAAACTTCTCTTGGAAAGCAGTAAGCATAGAAAGCATTAATGGTAAGAAGAAAAAAGGCAAAATTTAGGCACGTAATAATTGGTAATAAGAAATATTACTTTTATAGAATATGCTGGATAGACCCATGTGGAGACTCAGGCCACGCAGAAGCATCAGAGGTCAAAGAATTAAAACCAGCTAAGATGATAAGCCAAGCTTATATATTTGCTAAAGATAAAAAGCACGTTTGGACTTTTGCTAGTTATGATAGCGAGCAAGCTGTATTTTCAGATCGTAACGTGTTTCCAAGATCAATCGTAGTAAAAATGGAGAAGATAACTTTATGACAGACAGAACTAAGTTAATCTTTAGACTAAAATGCCTTATCCAAAAGTGTCGAGAACACGGCAAGTTTTTGGTTGCAATTAGACTAAAAGATAAGCTATTAAGTATCTAATGAAAAGCGACATAAATAAGACAATTAAGACAGAAAAAAGGCAAGGTGCTGGTCGTCCTAGAAAAGAAATAGATTTAGAAATATTAGGCAACTTAGCTTCTATTGGTTGCACACAAGAAGAAATAGGTTCTGTCATGGGAATCTCTGCTAGAACACTACAAAGAAATTATGCCGAAATTATCGAGGTAAATAAAAACAAGGGAAAAGCATCTCTTAGAAAAAAGATGTGGGAGAACGCACTTAAAAAAGGTAATCCAAATATGATGGTTTGGTTGAGCAAGAACGAATTAAATATGCGGGACAAAGTTGAGACTCAGAATATTGTTGAACCTTTACCATTAATCATAGAAGCTGACAAAGTAGATGGCTAAGAAAAAACCTCTTTATGGGGTTAGTAATTATGTCAAAAGAACTAGAAAAAAAAGACCTAAACGTCATGCTAAATCTTACTCAAAGAGAATACCAAGAAGAAAGAAAAATCGTGGCCAAGGTCGTTAGCATAATAGCTATTTTATTATTTACAGGTTGCAGTAATAAAGATATTAATTTAGACCCAATTTCGACAGTTGGTAATCAATTAATAAAACTTATAAAGGACAGTAAAAAATGATAATTAAAAAGCGATCTAATTTTTATCCTAATGGAGAGATTATAGATTATAGATTACCTCAATCTTTCCAAAAGACTCAGACTAAATCAGCTTGTGCAAATTGTGCTTGGTATAGCAACAGGCGTTTATACTGTGGTAAATTTGGTTCACCAGCAGTAAAAGAAAACTATATTTGTCATCTTTGGAGACAAAGACACTTTCTAAGATGAAGCCTATTATTATTACTTTGCTATATCTCACTACGTTTGGAGATATTAAACAACAATCGTTTGAGATTAATGAGTCTTGTGATGGTTGGTTTCATACTAATGTCAGAGTTCACGAACAGAAAAAACGTAAGCTATTCTCTAACCACGTCTATCACGAATACAACGGCAAACAGGTTATAGGCTATATTTGTAGCGATAAAGAACCACAATAAATATTTAATCCATAAAGCTTTTGTGATAATACCTACTTATGGCAAAGTACAAAGGAAGAACAGTTAGACTCAATAAACCTAGTAGAGGTGATGTAAAGAAGTTCAAAGTATTTGTTAAGAATAGAAGAACAGGCCGAGTACAAAAAGTGAACTTTGGAAGCAAAACAATGTCTATCAAGAAAAACATACCAGCTAGACAAAAGAGTTTCTTTGCTAGATTTAGACCCATTTTGGCAAAAGTAAAAGGTCAGAAGAATTTAAGCCCAGCATATTGGGCAATACAAAGTTGGAAAAAAGGATTTAAGATATGAAAAAGATTAAGAAGTTTTTTAAGAAAATATATAATTGGATATTAAAAGGTTATGGCACTTAAAATAGACGAATCACAACAGGTACAGATGCCTATGAAGACAGTTGCTAGTTTGATCGTGATTGTCGCACTTGGAACTATGGGCTATTTCCAAATTATTGAACGTATTAATAAAGCAGATACTCGATTAGAACTTATGGAAAAAGACTTAGAAGAAAATACAGAGTTCAGAATAAAATGGCCAAGAGGAGAGATGGGTTCTTTACCAGCAGACTCAGAACAGTTTATGCTTATCGAGGATTTATATAAATCAACTGAGAAATTAACTAAGAACCAAGAAATGAATACATCTAATAAACTTAGAATAGAATTTATGGAAAAACAAATTACTAAAATGTTAAATGATATTGAGAAGTTAAAAGACGCTAATAGAGAAATTAAATTTGGTAATGGTAATGGAAAGAATCACTAAAAAGATAATTAAATATACTCAGCAAAAGTGGGAAGACACTAAGTCTATGAATATGTTTAAGATGCTTAG